ATCAATATCAAAAGATGCATCTGTGGCTAGTGTGTAGAGAGCCAGGGTAGATGCGTAAACAACTACTGGGTATTCTTCAATGCCTGGAAGAGAAGAGTACGTATAACCACGACCGTAAGGGTCTGCATGGTTAGCAATGTGTTGTCCAAATGCTGTGTCTATAAACTGGCAAATTTCTGCATCAACAAAGTAACGAAAGTAAACTCCTGAAAACACTAGAACAGCGCCTGCTTCAGGGATATCGTCAAAAGTTACAAACCCTGTGAGTTCTTCAACAGTCGCAGTGGCAGAAGTATCTACGTTATCTACATAGACCAAAAGGGCCTGTCCATCAATTGGAGAGTATGGAACTAAGTAACGGTCAGTAATACCGTCTGCTATTACTTGATAGACAAAGGATTTACCTGTGTCGCCAATTTCAAAGCGAAGACGGTCTCCAAGACTCGTAAGTGTTGCCACGTTACCTCCGTAAATTTCCTGTCATATCATCCCGCATTATTTCAAAATTAAAAGGTCCAACCCCCATCTGGGAGGAGGGCGGGAACCAGATGAGGGTCGGACTACTGTAGACGTGCTAACTTTTTAGTTAGGACGCCAAATGTATCCAAGTTGTTCTAGATATGCTGCAAGACCTGATGGAACACGGTACTTAACACCTGCTTTAAAAGTGTAAGAGTTTCCGACTCCGTAAGTCATTTCTTCAATGTCTGTAATTGTGCGAATGACTACTGAGTCATTTGCAACTGTAACTCCGACATCTTCAATATCATCTAGTACAAGTGGAGTCTCTGGATTCTTCGGGTCGAAGATATCGTTCTCAAGACTCTCTGCCTCAATCTGCGCAGCAATAGAGATTTCATCTTTACGCTTGCGTAGTTCTGCTTGATTTGCTTTTGCTGCTTTTTCTGCTGCTAGACCAGTTGCATCTAGCGGACTTGTTGGTTTATTTGCCACGGTGTATTTCTCCTAAAATAGTTTGTTTAATTGTGATGATTGGGGGCCCAGGAAGGAGTAGGGCCCCCAAACATCTGTGTCTTAGTTTGTGTAAACCTTGACGATAGCCTGGTCGGTGATAACACCGAGACCCCAGATTGCGTACCATGCAAGAGCGTGCTCACGACCGAAGTCAAGAACGCCACCATCACGAAGTTCAACTGGGAGAGAGATTGCGTGACCGAATGCATTGTCACCAATCATGATTGATTCGTAAACATCAGCAGAGTTACCTGATGCTGCTGTTAGATAACCTGCTTCTGCAGTGTAATCTGCAGAGTTTGGGTTTCCGCCTGAACCTGGGTTGGTGTTAGACTTAACAGGAACAACACCTTGGTCTGCTGGAGCACCAACAAGAGTTGATGTTGTGTATGAACCTGATGCAGCCAACTTCTTAACCTGTGTTGTTTCGATGAATACTACGTCGTAAAGACGACCGATTTCACCTAGCATGAAGTTACCTGGAGCAGCGTACTTAGTTACTTCGATAAACTCTGGGTTTGAACGAAGGTCTCTTGATTGCTTTGGGTGTACGAACTGTACGTAAGTCTCACCTAAGCGAGGAATGTTCTTACCAGCAAGGGTAAGAGCAGCATCCTTGATTGCACCTGTTGTTAACTTGTGGTTACCATCAAGTGAAGCGATTGAAGTTCCGACTGAACCTTCATCGTAATTAGTAAATGCGCCGCCTGTGATGCCTGTACGGTCGTAACCGAAGACAGCAGAAGTTGCAGCAGAAAGTGTGTTGCGTGCCTGTACGTCTAGGTACTGTGCCATGTGGCGACCAAGAAGACGTGAAGCAGATGCCATAACATCATCGAATGATGCGTTAAGGAGTAGTTCAGAAACCGCTACTGCGTAGCCGTGTTCTGCAACTGTAATAGCAATCTGCTCTGCAGTAAGAGCATTCGTTGTCATACGAACACCTTCTGTTAGAGGAGATGGGTCTACAGCAAAGTTCTTGTAACGAAGGAAGTTCACACGAAGACCAGGTGCTACACCTAGTTCAGTCTTCTTAACTGCAAATTGTTCGAAACGAAGGATTGGCATTGCTTGGAACAAGATTTCCTTGCTCCAAATTGTTTGAATTGCTTGGTTCAAAGATGAGTTTGAACCTGAGTAAGCGGTAGGCGCTCCTGCGAGTTGCCCTGTACCTGTAATTGCACTTGCCATTGAGGTCAAGTCCTTTCATTAGTTGTTTGGGGGGGATTAACTAAACAGTCCCTGACCACGGTTGCTGGCTGCAGTGCCAAGTAATTTGGCTCTTTGTTTCGAGTATTCTGCCAATGACATATCCCTGATTGACTCAGGTGAGTACGATTGTTGTTCCGAATTGTTATCGAGGGGTCCTGATGCTGGAGCCGTTACACGTGCTCCAACCATTGATTGCTTTGCATTAGCAGTTGCCTGCTGGACATCTTGCATAATTCCTGCAGACTTGTCCTTGAGCGTTGCAATGCTTTGCTCAATTTCTTCTTGCGTATTACCATTAACAAGGTCAATGAGTTGAGGGACAATAGTGTCACGCTCTTGCTCAATACGTTGTGAACGGTAAGACATCAAATCTTGGAACTGACGTTCTCTTTCAAGGAGGGCAAAAGCCTTTTCTCTCTCAAGACGTTCAGCATCTAATTGAGACTGAAATTCTTGCTCCTTCTTAGAAAGGAGTTCCTTAAAAGTTAGTTCTTGTTCTTCTTCTTGCTTCTTCTTTGCAGCACGTTCAGCATTTTTAGCATTACGCTCTGCTTCACGTTGCTCTTCTTTAGAAGCAAGGTCTTCTGCAAGTGCTTTAGCCTTCGCTAGTTCTTCTTGCATTTTTTCCATTTGAGGATACAACTTCTGCTTCTCCTGTGCACGAGCCTTTGCTAGGTCATCGGCAGTAAAAGACTGCATGGTTGGTTCACTCGTTTCTGAAACTTCAACAACTGCTGGAGTCTCTATTACTTGATTTTCATCCATTATGTTCACTTATCTTTCTTATGTCGTTGTCCGAATGCCTTACGGCGTGCCACTTGGTTTTAATGAGATAATTGCATTACATTTTAACGCATTTGTCTCATTATATTCTGATAATTATCAGAAATCTTTATTCTTTGTCTACTGCTCTCCTTTGTGGAATTTTAGTTCCATAAGCATCAGTGACAAGTTTGTTTCGTATTTCTGCTTCAGCCATCTTTTCCATGCCTGCCATTTCTTGGTTTGCAGGGTTTTCCATGTTGTCCTTAGTTTCTGGACCAGACATGCCGTCTCCTAGAACATCTCCGTCACCCATAGGTGTTGGTTCCATTGGGATTGCAGAGTTTCCATCAGGTCCTGGCATCATGCCAGTCATATCCATAATGGCCTTTTGAATTTGAATCTTTACAAGTTGAAGAGCACCGTCTGCTTGTGCATCAGACATAAGTTCATCACGAATTTCGTTTAACTTCTCTTCTGGGAATTCTTCGCCAAGTTGACGCAATGCGCCTTCTTTAGACTCAAGACCCATTCCAAGTTTAGTTTGAATTTCATTCAAAACAATTAACTTGTCTAGAGGAAGTGGTTGAGGGAACTGTGCATAGTTTTGATATGAAATAGGGTCATTAGGGTCAAGTTGTGGGTACTGACCTTCTTTAATAGGTCCATCTATATCTGGATTGTAAGTCATTGTTTCTGGTTCTTTGAAGAACAATGTACGAAGAGCAAGTTCGTTAATTTTTTCTAAACCTTTGCCGTACTGCGAAGTTTTTTGTGCCCAACGGTTCATCAATGGCTGGTACTGAATAGAAAGTGCAACGCCAGATGTATTGGAGATAGGTTGAACTTGACCCAGTGCGGTTTCTGGGATGTTCATGATTTCGTGCATAGAACGCTTCAAGAGTTCAAGGTATGAAAGCGCACCTTGAATTCCTGCAGCACCTCCCTCAAGGTTGAAGACTTGAGCATCTTTTGGAAGACCGCCCCAAACCTTCTTAGCACCCTTTTCAAGATTAGAGGCTTTTGCACCAACAATAACTGTCACAGGGGAAGCGTGATAGTTAATGATGTCTGCAATGTCAGTTGATATTTCATTGTAGGAGCGGTTTAGTGTGATGATGTCGTGTGCGTCTGCGAGACCCCACGGTGAACCTGAAACAGGAACATTAGGTATGTGCACCACTGGAATAAGTCCTAGTGGATTTGGACGAGAGTCAATCAATTCATCATTGATGTACTCTTCAATTGTGTCGTCCGTAAGAATTTCAGTGTAAGTAAATACTTGGCGTGTACCTTCTAGGGATGTACCCCAGAAACGATACTTCTGCTTAAAGCGAAGAAGGCGTGTTCTATCGTGTGGGTGGAATTCAGGAAAACAAAAAGAAGAGTTCATTGGAAGAAGACGAACACGACCTGGATGATTTGCTCCTGATGAATCTTTCCATGCTTCTTCGTATGCAATTTTTACAAATACATCTCCAGTAATTCCACCTTGTTGTGCCATTTCAAGAAGTACACGCATTTTGTCGTTGTCTACTTCCCAAATACGCTCTAAGCGGTCTGGAACAATTGCTTCTGTTGCTTTAGGGGAACGATAATGAATACCCTTACCAAATACAAAGCGTGCTAAAAAGTCATTAAATGCACGGTAGTAATTAACTGTAAGTTGCATTTCGCCAGACTCACGGCGATAACCCCAGTGGTGACCAAGATACATTGCCCAGTTAAGTGAGTAGCGATTAAGGCGTGGACCATGTACTTCAAATTCTTCGTCAGCAAGTTCAACTAAACCAAGTGGTGAAACCGAAATGGTTAAGTCTGATGATGCAGCCCTGTATGACGGAGGACTAAAGTCCATAAATGACATTACTTCTTGCCTTTATCCTTCTTTGAAGACTTCTTTTCTGTCTTATCTTTATTAATCTTACTTCTTTTTTCTAATTTTTCTCTTTCGTGTTTCTTTTTTGCAATACCCATTTTGCGGTCTGCTTCTGTGGTTTCAATGAAGCGACCACCATGTTCTACATAAGTCTTATGAACCCAGTGCGATGCACCTGGGTTTGGATAGTTAGAGTACTTTGCCTTTGCTTGCGCAACAATCATTGCCCACATCTTAGGGTTGGCAGGTTTACTCGCCATACTATCTCCTCTCTATAACCCGATAAACCCCCACACTAGTGTGGGGGTTATCAGATGTCTGTCTTAACTTAGTCGTTTACGACTGTTGCGGAAGTACGCTGTGTGCGTCCGCCTGAACGAACAACTGTCTCAATTGTCTGAGCAGCGTAGTCGTTGTGAGTTCCGTGTGCGAACTCGCCCAAGAATGTTGGTGCTTCTACCCATGCAGCAGAACCCACGTGGGCACGCTCTGCAAGAGTTTCAGCAGCAGGCTTCTCAAATACGTTTGCGTTACGGTTAGGACGTCCTGCTGCAGGCATGTAACCCTGCATCATGCCCTTTTGGAAATCGGTTGGGACATCTGTGTCTGTTGCGATTCCTTCTTCAAAACGAAGTGGACCACGACGTGTTGCATTGTCAGCGCCCTTTAGTTCGTAGTTCTGGGGTGCACGCTCTGGAAATTGAGGTGCTGGTGAGATACTCATGTTTACTCCTTAAGGATAAATAGGAAGGCCATTCCAGGTAATAGTTTCCTACCTTTTGACCGTCTTGTGTTGTTTAACTAGAAAAAAGGATTAGAAGAAGCCACTACTTCTGGCATAACTAAAGACTCAGTTAAACAGCAGGCTATTGATAAAGAATCTACAAAGTCATCGTGAGCATAGGCTTCATCAGGTGCGGCTACAAGAAAGTTAGGTCCTTTGTACTGTACTTCTGCATCTGTCATTTGTTGTACAAATCGCTTCCACGTACGCAATCTACGTGTTTTTGCGTGGGCAGGCCAAGAAATCATTTCTCTTTGAATTAAAGCCTGTAAATGTTTCCAACGTTTTGACTGTTCGGAAGGCGAAGATGTAAGAGCAGTTACTTCGGCTCTAGGGATAAGAAGTTTTAAACGTTGGGCAACTGCATCACCTACACCGTTAGCATCTACTCCAATTGCAAGAACATCATAGTTTTCTAAAAAATTTACTATTTGGAAGTACTGTTCTTCCCAATCGTCTCCCTGTATTTCAAGCCAGTTAAGAACACGGTGCTCAAAGTAGCCAAACTCATCAGGACGGTCCCAATCAACCCACACCACAGTTACAACTGTACTGTCAGTTTTACGGGCAGGGTCAATACCAACAACTACTGGTGTCTTATGCCAAGACTTTACTAACTCAGAAGACGTGTCACCTAACTTATCCATAACATTGGATGTAACAAACATTCCTCGTTCAAGAAGCCATTTACAACAGTAAGACATTTGGAACTCATCTGAGTCTTCACCAATACGAAGCATTTCTTTTCTAATGAACTTTTCGTAGTTGGCGTTAAACTTTGAAACTTCTTTCCAGTCCCATTGAAAATGATTTTGACGTGAACCACGACCTGTTTGACGTCGTTTGTTTAGTTGGATAGCACGATAAAAGTTGTTTTTACTTGTTGTAGGAGTTCCTGTCTTAACCATTGTTCCTGCGTAGTATGCAAGCATTGGAGAAATTGATTTAGATACTACAAAGTCATCTGCTTCTTGGCACTCATCAATGACAATCAAATGGAAAGATTTAGATTCAATTTTTGCACGAGGATTTGCAGTCATCATCGTAATAGTTGAACCAGATTTTTTAAGACGAATCTGACGTGTAACTCCACCCACACGTGCAGCAGAGTCATCAATTTCAGGGTCACCAAGAATTTCAACTGCACGCTCAGAGGTAAGTCGTGTAACAGCACGGCTAAACAAGGTTTCTACCTGTGACTCAGTAGGTGCAAATAACCCTACCCACAGACCATCTTTAAACTTTCCAAGCAAATCTGGATATAATTTTGCAAGACGTGGAAGTAGAACCATCAATGTGGCTACTGTATCCGCAACCGTTTCTGACTTACCTGACTGACGTGAAGCAAGTGCGGTTATTTCTTCACCATCATTAATAATTACTGATTCAATAATTCTGCGTGCTAAAGGTTTTTGATATGCGTGAAGGTCATGTCCTACAAGCACTTTAAGAAAATCTAAAATTTTATCAATTAGTTTTTCAACAAACTGTTGTGAAAGTTCGTCTAGTTCTTCGATGATTTCTTCGGGGGCTAAGTTCTCTTCGTTTAAATAGAACTCAGGATTAATTTCCTCAAACTTATCGTCATCATAGGTATTCATTTGACTCCGTAAATAGCGAGACCCACTTGCGTGGGCCATCGCCTGACCAAGAGAGAGGTAAAGCAAGCAAAGCGTAACACATTAAGCACGACGTCTCAACTCTTTAGCGATTTCGTAAAAGGCTTCTGCACCCATTACTACCTCATCTAACATTTCTTCAGTCGGACTCTTTTGCCAAGCGGTAATACACTTGCCAATCGTGAACATTGAATGTTCCATCCACTGAATCAAGTCGGGCGTAGATATCTTCGACACTCTCTTCTGAATCCGTGTTTGGGGCTGGTGTCCATCCTGCTTCTTCCGTAAAATCCTCATACGTCACTTCCCGTGTTTCTAGTGCTACAGATAATGCTTCTTCTTCGGTTTTTAGACCAGTCCAACGACCACACACTAGTGCCTTGAACTTAGGTAATCTTAGTATAAAAGGTTTAGAAGTTCTAAATGGTTCTTCAATCTCTTGAGTCCAACCACGAACAACTACTTTGCTGCCCCATTCATAGGGAAATTTAGTTACTTGAACGAATACTGGACCGATGTTATGCACCTTTGGCATTTGTTACCTTTTCTTAGACGCCGCCTTTTGAGCCGCAGTTTTATACGTTGTTTTGTTCTGTCCCTTACCTTTACCCTTTAAGTGTATCTGAGCACCACGGGAGAAACGATAGTACGCTTCTCTAGCAGACTGGGAGATATTAGATTCATCTGCTGGGCCACGTGGTTTAAAGTCAAGCATACGGTAAATAACTGCACCTTTAGAACGGTTAGACTTAAATGCTGCCCATTCGTTTTCGTCTACTTCATAGTAGTTATAAAACGTTCCATCACGAAAAACTACAGTTAACTTTTCTTCATCTGCATCATAACCAGCCGCTACTGTACGTGGGCGTTCTGGGTTTGTTGTAGATGTTGGAACCACAGTCAATGGTGCTGGAGAATCGTCTTCTTCGTTCTGAGGTCCAAAATAACCAGGAACGCTTTCGTCTCCTGTGAGAGGGTTGTACTCAACAAACTGACGACCATAAGAAGTATCCATAGAACTTGGTAACCCAGCCAAGTTATTGTACTCAGTTCGTTCATTATCAAACAAAAAGTAATCTAAGCCCTGCGAATCATCTTCCATGCGGTTACGCATGTTCCTGAACTCTGCTGTAGATGCTGTTGTTGGAGCACCCGTAAATTCTTGCCCAAATACTTGGCGACTTAAATCACCCATTAACTCTTGAGCAGACGGCATAGAGCGTCGTTTACCACGACTACTCTTGCCGCCTGCTACACGAGCCATACTACTTACTTATGCCCAAGAAGTAATTGTAATTGCACTGTTCTTTGTCTTGCTGTTTGCACCTGGAGCAACTGATTGAGTTTTTACAGTTGTTGTTGCACCAGTCAAACCAGCAACTGTAAGTCCTGATGTTGACAGGGTTCCTGAAGTTGTAGTTGTAAATGAAACAGTGTTTGTAGCAACTGCTGTAACTGTCCAAGTACCATTAAGGTCAGTATCTGGTGATGCAAGTGTTGCAACTGTAATCTTTGTTCCAACTGGATATTTAGCACCAGCACCTGAAGAGGTGATTGTTGCTGTTGTACCTGTACGTGCCACTGCTGTGATTGTTGAAGCAGTGTTTGTTACACCAGTTGTGTTAGTGATACTGCCTGCAAGATAACCATCATCTTTTAGAGCATCAACTGCTTGTGTAGCGGTGTAGCCAAGTACATTTGGAGTTTTAATATAAGCAACGCCAGCAATTTCTTCTCCTGGGTCATTTGCTGTAAAGAGTGGATAACCATTCCATCCTGATAATGCAATGTCATGAATTGAAGCATCTGGGTCAAGACGACCAGGGGTTCCAACTACTCCTACAGCATTTGGACGGTCATCATTTGGTTGCATAGGCATATTTCCCCACACAAAATCTACTGCTAATTGCCCACTTGTATCTAGCAAGTTTCCTACGTTATTTACTGCCATGTGATTTCTGCTTTCTCTAGAGAAGTGTTAATTTCCCCATGCGCTTAGGGGAACCTTACGTGTAAGTATCCAAGAATATTGACTATATGTCAGGGTTTAGTCGCCACACTCGTGGTTGTCTAATTCATCTTGTAAAAGAACTTCTTCGCATTCTTTACACTTAAAGAACCGAACATCATCTAACCCAGCATGTAAAGAATCTGAATGATGTTCTTCTACAGCCATTTCTGGCTTGGCTAAAACTTCGGGTGGAAAAGGACCTCTAGGGGTATGTGCAGAACTTGGGACTGAATGACCTTGGATAGCAAACTTACGAATCAGAGTCATTTTTTGTTGCGGGTTTCTTAGTCGAGTTTTTTGACGGTGTTGTAGTCGGTGTTGGTTCTGCCTCAAGTACAGGTTCATCAGGTGTACTTAAAATCTTTTTAAAGCCTTCTTCAAGTACAGACTTTAAGGCTTCAGTCGTCTTTAGTAATCCAGCCTTTTTTGCTTGCTCTAAAAACTTTGGCAAGTGGTTGTTGCAATACAAAATTTGTGCACCCTCAGTAATTTGGTAAATATAAAAAGCGTCTTTTGTACAGTTAGCGCAT